ATAACTATGATTGGGATTATTCATTGGTCGACCCACAGGTTTTTCCTCTAGTACGTAACTATTTATCCAGATCAAATCCATCTATGAGTGCCATTCGTTTGGATGTTCGCCATGGTGCTGATATTCAAACTCGTGAAGTAAATCAACAGTTTGTTAACTGGGAGGTTGGCGAGCTAATGACTACTACTCTTTTTTATAGAATGTACTTCTCAGCTTATTTAGCTGGTAAAGGCTATTGTAAAACTGGTTGGAAATATCAAAAAGCTATTGAGATTAAAGAAGTTGAAGATGTCCCTGTTGAAATTGAGAAAGTTAATGGTGCCACTGATCTTCAAGATGAGGCAGAAGAACAAAAAGTTGAGCAAAAAGAAACTCGTAGGAAAATCCTTAGAGACATCACTAACAGAGCTGATGCTGAGTTTGTTCGCTATAACAACTTATTGGTTCCTAATAGAAATATCCCATCACTTTATAATCAACCTTACTTAATTGAATTATTAGATAAGAGTGTCGGTGATATGCTTGATGAAAACGAATCTCTTGAGAGTAAAGGTGAAGAACCTTACTGGAGTAAAAAGTTTTTAGCTGTCTTAAAGAAATCTGGAGTTACTGATAAATTACTTGAATACGAACACGAAAAAGCCACTGACTACGACTCAGAAGATAAGTGGACATTTAGACAAGCCTCAGTTCCTTTAATTTGTATGCACACCAACGATGGTGAAATGTACTACATGCCTCTTGAGGAAATGGGCTCTGGAGATAGTAGCGAGACTTCTAAAAATCAAATTATTAACACTGACACAACTTCACCTTACTGGCACGGTCATTACCCATTTATTGAGTTTTGCCCTTTCCCAGAAGATGATGAGTATCACGCACTGGCTTTAGTTGATGTTGTAGGCGATCTACAGATTGCTTCTACTGAAATTTTAAACCAGACAATGACCAACATTAGACAGGTTAATTCTGATATGTGGGTAGCTGGTAGTACAGCTTCTCAGACTCCTGATTGGCAGTTTAGAAAACGACCAGATGGAGTTATTCGTGTTATGGGTGATGCTTCACAGATTCAACAGATTAGAACTCAAGATAATACTAGAGCTGCAATTGGCATGGCTGAAAATCTCGGTCAGAAGATTGAAAAAGCTGGTGGTATTTCTTCACTCTATTCATCTGGTGCAGGTGGATCTGGGCAATCAGTTAATCAGACTGCTAGAGGTGCTCAAATTATTGATGCTAATATAGATACTAATATGAAGATGATTATTGATCTATTTGGCGAGCAAGTGCTCAAAAAACTAGGCGAACACTTCTTAGAACTTAACGCTCAATACGTTACTGAGGAACAATCATTTGCTGTTACTGGTAAAAGAGGAGTTAGTGAACTAATCACTATAGACCCAGAATTAGTTGGTGCTAACTTCACGGTTTCAGTTAATGCAGATAAGATTCAAAAACAGACCCCAGCTTCAAGACAGGCTTCTCTCCAAAACACTATCACGGTGCTTCAAAGCGTAGAGTCTGCTTCTCAAGGAGATGTTCAGGTTAATATAACCCCGATCGTAGAAGCTCTTATTGATGCTACTCCAGATATGGACAACGTAGAGAATGTTATAGTTTCCATAGATGAGAAGTCTGAAAAAGACATAGCTATGATTGAGAGAGGTCAGTTGCCTGAGATTAAAATCAGAGACCAACATGAAGACTTAATGATGGCTGCTAATGTCTACTTTGGGCAAATTGAAACATTACCTCCAGAAGTTCAAAAAATATTAGAGAAATATGCTGATGGTCACTTTAAATATATTCAAGCTCAACAAGAACTGAATATGATGAAGCAACCACAATTACCTGGAGTTCCAGGAGCTGGTGGAGTACAAGGAGCTATAGGAGGGGGAGGAAACTTCAACCCAGCCAGTGCAGATCAACAAGGTACGCCAGGTCAGGGTTACAACTTAGGAAATATCGTTTAAGGAGTTAAATGGAGTTCAAATTAGTCTACAAAATAGTCAAAAACATTCAAGATACCATCTACAATACTGGTAGAGATGTTGTTGCTGCTTTGAAGCCTCATACCTTTAAGACTAAGACTACTAACTTCCCTAAAGTTCAAAAGATTAATGGCATAGTTAGTGTTTCTAATCAGAAAAGAGTTGAAAAAGAGCTCAAAGTTAATGGAACTACTCAAAAGACAATTTTAAAATGGCTAAAGTCTTTTAAACCGCAAAAAGAGATTAAAGTAAGTAATTTTCCTATGCAGTTAAAACAACCTCCATTTCCAACGGAGTTTAATGTTTCTAACTTTCCAAAGCAAAAAGAGTTTCCAAAGAACATTAGAGTAACTAACCAGCCAACGGAAGAGATTAAAGACCTTGGTAAGCTACTTAAACAGGTTAAAACAGCCATTAGTGCTCTAAAGCTTGATCCTACTATCAAAGTACAAGCTGCAAAGCCAGATAGTGTTGTTGTACCAGCTCCACAGGTAAGCGTTACACAACAAGAAATTGACTATGAAAAACTAGCCAATTCATTTCCTGAACCAGTAGAGGCAAAAGAATTTGATTATGAAAAACTAGCTGATGTCATTGCTTCAAGGATGGTTACAGTCGGTGGAGGTGGAGGTGGAGCTAAAAAAGAAGGTCTTGATGATTTAACTAGACAATATAACATTTGCGATAAAGATGTAGACAATGATGTTAAATATTATGGTTTCACTGGTAGAGCTGGAGACTGGTACATCTTAAAAGAGGATACAACCGCTAACCAATATCGCTATGTTAAGGGATCGAGTAGTTATGAAACAAATTGGGCTAACAGAGCTAGTCTTGATTATGATTATTACTATAAGGTATTTTAATGGCACAAATTTTTAATCCACTAGTTAAAAAAGGATTTGATGACATTGGCGAGTCATCTTTTTCAGTAGACACTAAAGCTAATATCTTAGCCACAACAGCTACGGCAGGTAATGCTGGCTTTGCTAGTGATACATTAGAATTGTTTATTGGTGATGGTACTAGTTGGCAAAGAAGCCCTATTACTTTTGGTGCAGTATCCTCTGATATAGACTTCGGAGCTATATCTTTTGAAAACAATGGTGGATACAGCAGAGAGTATATAGATGATAAGTTGTTATCAAACATTGTACTTGGTGAATATAATAACTCTGTTAAGTCTGGAGCATTGAGACAGAATTATGATGATAAAACATTACAGATTTATTTAAATGGCGAATGGAAAAATATAATAACAATGACTAAAGTAGACGAGTCAGAGATATTTTACTATTCACAAGAGAGAAAATACTCAGAAGAGGAAGTAAATGGACACATGGTTATGCAGTTTGGAAGGTTGGATATCGGAGCAATGCCAACAGATTATATTTTAGATGGAGGTACATTATGATTATAAAAACAGATACAGGTAAGTATTTAGAGGTGGCTAGTTATAAAGAATTAGTTGAAAAAGATATTGATATAGAAATATCTTCATTACAACGAGCAACACCTGAAGAAAAGTTATCAGATAAGGACTTACTTGAATGGGCTAAAGAGAACTATCCGATATCAAGCGACAAACAAATGATAGATATGCACAGTAAGATGATTACTGGACTTTTAAATAAAAAAGAAGCTTTGAATAACTTAAAGACAGGAAAAATAGATGGCAATTAAAACAGTATATGTAACTAAAGATGGTAACGATTCCAATAGTGGATTAACACTTGCTCTGGCGAAGCTTACTCTTAATGGGGCTAATGCCATTGCTGCTACTGGAGATACAGTTTCAATTGGGATAGGTACTTGGACAGAAGATGATGAAATAGGAAAAATAACTGAGTGCATTTACAATGGCTCTGGCATGTTTAAAACCTATATAACTGGCTCTATTTACGATGATAGTGGCGTTCATCACATATTTAAAAATATGTATATTAACTCAATCGGTACAACCATCAGTGGTGCTGGAGTAATACCCATTGCTGAATATGTATTCTTTGATTATTCTGCTAATGCTGCTTGTTCCAGACCGATAGCTGATGTTAGATATGCCGACACTAATTGGGTCGGTTGTGTTGTTTATGGATTAGAATCAACTGCACAGGGTGCTATCTTTGGCAGAGGCAATTCTTCTTTTGAAATGAATATCTCTAATTGTACCTTCGCTAGTTTAGATTCTTTTTATCCTTTTTGTTATGACTCTACACCAGTCACTTATTGGTATTTTAGAAACTGCATATTTTATTATTGCGGGAACTCTGTCTATTTTGGGTATGGTGGAAATGACGGTGCTGGTGCTGGAAATCTTAAAGTTGATACTGACTTTTGTTGTTTTTTTCACACACCTACCAGCATTAATGGTTCAGATGTAATAGAGGGAGATAATAATATTGATGAAGACCCTGACTTTGTTGCACCTGAAAGTGGTAACTTTGCATTGAAAACTACATCTCCTTTAATTGGAGAGGGCACAGCAATATTATGAAACAGTTTGTAAGAAATCAGTTTAGACGAGGAACAGAAGCTCAAGTTGAATCTGTTAGTGATGGTAAAACAGCAGAGCCATACTACGCTACGGATACTAAAAAGCTCTATATCTTTGATGGTACTAACAATATCCCTGTTGGGATAACTAAAACTCTAGAAACCTCAACTACTACAGCTAGTGTCGGAGATGTTGAGGTGCATATTTGTAATGGCTCAAGTGATTATGTTTTAACGCTACCAGCTCACGAGTCTGGTCGTGAATTAAGAATAATAAACAAAAATACTGGAGTGGCTACTTTAACGCCAACATCAGGAACTATAAAAGGATCTGCCACTGAGGTGCTAAACCAGTGGGAGAGCATAATTTTAATTAGCGATGGAACA